CTGCGGCTAATATTCCCCTGAGTGCTGAACAAGCTATTCGATATGGTGTTACAGGAGCAGGTGCAGGTGGTGCTACAAGCTACTTAGGGTCATCTGGTGATCTAGGTTCTACAGGTGAGGGAGCGGTAATTGGTGGCGCATTGGGTACTACTATCCCATTAGCTTTTAAGGCAGCTCAGGTCGGTACGGGGCTAGTCTCTGACATGGTTGGTGGTAGATCAGGTCAGATCAAGGCAGGACAAATTGCTCGTGCAGCCGCTGGTGATAATCTCCCTGCTATTCGCACCGCTCTCCAAAACGCTACACCTAACCAAACAGCAGCACAAGCTGCTTATGGTATCAACCAAGACCCATTTCAAGCTCTCGGTAAGGTAGCGGAAGGGGCAGATACTGAATCGTTCTATCGTCAACTGATGGAACAACAAGCCAAAAAACGCGCTAGTCTATTGACAGGGGTTACTCCTGATTTAGCTACAGCACAGACTAATCTAAATGTAAGTAATCAGTTAAATTACGGAAACGCTGCTGCGGCAGATCAGGCGCGTCTTGCAGCACTTCAGACTTCAGTTCGTCCACCTGCTCCTCAAATTGTGCCTAACCCACAAATGGCTGGATCAAATGTGACGATGCGAGTCCCTGGTGTTGCTGCGCCAGTTAGTACAGTTAAAGGTATCGAAGATATTGCGTCTACTCCTGCGTTCCAAGCTGCTGTAGAAGATGCTAAGAAACTAATTGCTAACAACACTAATATTCCAATAGCTACCCGAGCAGCGCTGGCGAGTGATCCTACAACAAGTGTACAGGGGTTGCACTTTATCAAGATGGCAATTGACAACCGATTCAAAAACCCAAATATTCCATCCAGTTTACAGAATATTGCTGATAGTAATCTCACAGAGTTAAAGTCAAAACTCGTCGGCGCGATGAGGACATCTTCACCTGAATATGATGTTGCTAGACAGAATGCAGTTGCGCTCAATGCCCCTGTGAACCAATCGAAGATTCTTGGTGAATTGAGCCAAACCCTTGAAAACCCCTTGACTCAGGGTGAACGTGCAGGACCGTTTTTAAATGCTATCGGTAAATCAGAAGATTCTGCTCTAACTCGTGCGGGTCTTAACAAGCGATTTGGCGGTATTGAAGATGTACTCACCCCTACACAACAAGACGCAGTTAATCAGGTAAGCAGTCAACTTCAGACGCAAAAAGCTCTTTCTGACCAAGCAACTGCTGGATATGGTGGGTTAGAACAGATCATGAAAGACGAGGGTAGTAAATTTAGACTCCCCAACTTGTTCAACCAGAAAGTAGCTCTAGCAAACAAATTCTTAGAGGTGGCTGAAAATTATCTGAGTAACGACAGTATTAAGGCAATCTCTAAGGGGATGCAGTCTGGTAAAACAGCACTTGAGATGATAGACAGTTTACCACTTGCTCAGAGGAATAAAGCATTGATGTGGATAGGACAAACTGGACAATTATCACCTGCAGCAGCAGCGGCTGGTGGTGCAACTAAAGGTCAACAATGACAACCTACCTCCAAATGGTTAATGAAGTCCTAATGCGTCTACGTGAGGACCCAGTATCTACTGTCACGACATCACCTTACTCTCAGATGGTCGGTCTGTACATTAACGATGCTAAGAAGCAGGTAGAGGAGTCATGGTCTTGGGACGCATTGACTACTAGTATCCCTGTCACCATTACCCCAGGTACTACCCGGTACACAGTGACAGGTGCAGGGACTCGATTTAAGAACGACTATGTGAACAACATCAGCAATGGGTTCAAGCATCCTGTACGAGCAGTGTCGTATCAGAACCTGCTGACTCGTGAACAGATGTCTACTACTGTGGTTGTTGCAGCGCCAGCGTGGTATGCGTGGTTTGGGAACGATGGTACAGACGCTACTGTTGCGATATGGCCTAGCCCATCAGCGACCTATAACCTGATGTTTAACCTAAGTGTTCCTCAGGTTGACTTAGTTAATGATGCTGATGTTATCTTAGTACCATCAGATATTGTCGTAGCTGGTGCATTTGCTAGGGCCTTAGTAGAACGTGGCGAAGATGGTGCATTATCTTCTAGTGAAGCATATGGCCTTTACAAAGGCATCCTTGCTGATAGAATCGCATTAGAACAAACTCGTTCTCCTGAATATGATGTTTGGGAAGTAGTCTGATGGTTCAACCAGTACGCACATACTCGATTACAGCCCCTGGCTTTGCGGGGCTAAACACCCAGGATGCGCCTACTGATATGGACAGTAAGTTTGCTCTTGAGGCTAATAACTGCGTCATCGATAAGTTTGGTCGGATTGGCGCTCGTAAGGGTTGGACAACTACCCATGCGAATAACGCTACACTAGGCTCGTCATATATTGAGTCTATTGGTGAATGTGTAGGTACCGACGGTACTCACACTCTTATCTGCGCTGGCGCTAATAAACTGTTCATCAAGTCAGGAACCACGCTAACTGAGTTAACCTACGGTGGTGGAGCATCCACTCCAGTCATCACGTCTAATAACTGGCAAACCGCTACTCTGAATGGGGTGTTGTTGCTGTTTCAGGAAGGGTATGACACGCTCCTGTATGACCCATCTACTTCTACTACACAGTACCGTCGAGTATCTGAACATGCTACATACTCTGGTACGTTGGGGAAGAACCATTGTGGTATAGCTGCTTATGGTCGTATTTGGTCAGCTAGATCAACAACGGATAAGATCACTCTCCAGTGGTCAGACACGTTGACGTTTCAGAAGTGGACAGCAGGAACAGCAGGGTCATTGAACCTGTATGGTGTATGGCCGCAAGGTGGTGATGAGATTATTGGCATTGCTGCTCATAACAACCAATTGTTAATCTTTGGGTTACGTCAGATTCTGATTTATACCGGAGCTAAAGACCCGAGCACCATGACCCTATACGACACCATAGGTAATTGTGGTGCAATAGGTCGTGACACTATTCAGACAACACCAGATGATATTGTGTTCTTGTCTGCTGGTGGTGTACGCTCACTTGCTCGGACGATTCAAGAGAAGTCAGCACCTATCTCTACTATAAGTCGAACAGTAAATAATGACATTCAAGACTATATTCGTAATGAGAACTCTAGTACAACAATTAAATCTGTCTACTCTCCAATAGACTCTTTTTATCTTCTAACGTTTATCACATCATCTACTACATACTGCTTTGATATGCGAGTTCCATTTGCGGATGGGTCATATAGAGTAACTACTTGGACAGGTTTGTTACCTAGATGTTATTTTTACTCTACAGATCGAAACTTATATCTAGGATTATCGGGTAATGTTGGTTTATATTCTACATACCTTGATAATGCGTCATCATATCGTATGTCATGGTATGGAGCATGGTTAGACTTCGGTGATCCTGTTAAGACCTCGATACTCAAAAAGATTAGTATGACGATTGTAGGTGTTCAGAATCAGACAATCATATACAAGTGGGGATTTGATTATATGTCATCCACTAGATTTGTAACTACAGTTATTCCAGTTGGGTCATCTATTTCAGAATACAACATTAGCGAATATGGTATATCAGAGTTTAGTAGTAATATAGTTGTTCGATCTGTTGGTATGAACATAGGTGGGGCAGGAAAAGTAATTCAGATGGGTATGGAGTGTCAAGTCTCTGGAAACCCGATATCAATTCAGCGTGTCGATATATTTACGAAAGATGGTGCATATAAATGACTACCTATACCAAAACTACAGACTTTGCTGCAAAAGATGCACTACTTACTGGTAATCCTTCTAAGTTGATTAAAGGATATGACTTAGGTAAAGAGTTTGACAATATCGCAGTAGCTGACGCCACGAGTTTTAAACCAGATACTGTCCATTCGGCTACCAGTAAATCTACACCAGTTGATGCTGATGAGCTACCTATAGTTGACAGCGCAACAGCTTATTCACTCAAGAAACTCACTTGGGCCAATATCAAAGCGACTCTCGCGGCATGGATCAACGGCGGGACGATACCGGGGGCGTTTACTACGCTGAGTAGTACGGGGACAGCATCTTTTTATGGAGCATCCAATGGTCGTATAAACATAGGTGCGGCCAATAACTACATCTATGGCGATACCACTGGGAATATGATTATTGGAACCAGTGGTTCTGATAGGGTGATGCTGGATGCGAGTGGGAATTTTGGAGTAGGAACATACGGCAGCAACGGGGGAGTAACGCTTTTACCTAATTCCGGTGGAGCAACTATTGCAGTTGGGCATGTAACTGGTATTACAAATGGGTCTAGTTTTTCTCTGTATTACTACAACGCTACACAAATCGGCTCCATCACCCAAAACGGCACCACATCCGTAGCGTACAACACCACATCCGACCACCGCCTGAAAACCAACGTGCGCCCTGCCAATGCTGCACAGTTTGGCAACATTCAGTTTGTTGACTTTGAATGGATTGACGGTCGCCATGACTGCGGTGTGATCGCTGACCAACTTCAATCTGTTTACCCTGACTTGGTGATTGGCGCAAAGGATGCAACTGAGGTTCGGCAAGTAGAGATCACACCTGCAGTCCCAGCAGTGCTTGATGCAGAAGGCGACGAAGTTACACCAGCTATCCCA